GTTGGTTGTCCAGTTTCTACTCCTTCCCAAATATATAAATCTAATTTTATTCTTTTTAAAGCCATAACTTATAGTGATATTGTTGATCCGTTTCCTCCTGCTCCTTGGCAATTACCTAGTTGTACGTCTATACAAATACCAGAAGAATCAATTTGAATAGCATAATAATCTCCTACTCCTTGTCCTGCTGCTTGAGATATACTCGCTGTATTAACTGCATAGTAAAGTGATTTTCCTACAAAAGCATTTCCATCTTTACATATTTGAGTTCCTAAAAGTGATGGAATACTACTAGCAGATGAATAAATTAATTTAGAAGTAGAGTAAGTGGCATCACAGAAATTTTTAGTTCTTTCTTTACCTCCTGAAATATAAAAAGCATTAACAGCAGAAGAACAAACACTTATGTTTGCAGGTTGTATAACTGATTTACTACAATTAATAGTTGTCCCTGAGTTTGCATAACCACTTGGTATTTCTACCTGATATTCTATGGTTCTTGCTGTATTAGTAGTTACAGATGATAAAGGTGGATTAGGTGCGGTAAAACTTTTTACTGTTCCAACTGCGGCACTTCCAAGATTAATAGCTCCTTTTTTAGTAATAGTTTGATCTGTTAGTGCTGCTACTGAACAACTAAAAGTCGGATTAGGTGCTGCTGTTGCAGGTTGAGAAAATGTCTTACTACACTCAACTGTATTACCTGCATTTGAATATCCGACAGGAACAGTTAAACTAAAAAATAAAGTTACATTTCTACTAGAGCCAGTAGTGTTTGGATCAGAAGAGTAAGCCGAACCTCCTGCACTAATTTTTACTGCAGTTATTACTGCTGCTGCTTGAGGATTAGTAAGTGTTCCATCTGCTGCAATAGAGCCACCCTGTAAGGCAGTTGTAGGAACAGTACAACTCCAAGTTGTAGGAGTAGCTGAATTTACTGTTATTGATATTGACTGAACAGCTTCACAAGTTGTGGGATAACTAGCGTCTCTACCAATAGCATAAACTGTTGCACTTCCTCCTATTGTATTAGTTGTTAATGTTAAAGTACTTCCACTTAACGCTGTTGTAATTAATGAAGGACTAGCATTATTTACTGCATAAACTGTTTCGCCTGTAAAATAAGAACTTAAATCTATGCTAGTAGTTGCTCCACCATCATTTAAAGTTTGAGAAGGTATTGAACCTGATGTAGAAGGTCCTCCTGAACAAACTGTAGGCTGAACTACTGAAGTTGTTTTACCAGGTTGTGTTACTGTCTTTGGACAAACAAAAAAAAGGTCTGCTGAATTTGAAAAAAACGCAGGAATATTTAAAGTAAATTTAACTGTTCTTGATGTATCACTACTTTCTACTGGAAATTTACCATTACTAAAGTCTCCATCGTCACTAGTAATTGAATAAATTGTACCAAAGTCAGCAATAGGTTCTGTAATTAATCCTTCATTATCTATTGAAAATCCTGTTAAGTTAGCAATATCACAACTAAAAGTAGGTAATGGTACAGTTGGTTGTTCTAACTTTAGATAAAAAGGACTTCTTGCATTAATTTTTGTACTCATTTCTTAGCTTTTTTATTTTCTTTAAAAATATTATCTATTGAAACATCAAACTCTTTAAATAATTCTTTTTCTACTGCTTTTAAATGTTTCTCAAAAGGTTTGGTAAAAAACAAACTAGCCTTTATTCCTTTACTATAAATACTTCTAGCAACTAAAAATTGTATTGACTTTTTAAAACCAACAGTATCAATTGTTCTTCCTGTAAACTTTCCTTTCTGTCTAGGAGCTAATCCTCTTCTTACTATCCACTTATCTAATTTACTAGGTGGTGGCATTTTATTTGTGTAGGCATATACTGATTTTTTATCATAAGGTTTTTGTGCAGCATCTTGTCCACTATATGGTTTTATTGCTCCCCTAACCCCTTTATCTATATATTTACCATACTCATTTCCTATAAATTGTAGAATAAAACTTTTATCATTTTCAGGAAAGGCATAAGTTAATGATCTACTTAATGAGCCTGAAGCATCTTTATCAGCCTTTTTAAGGTTGTTTCTAGCTTCAGCTATAACTAATGTTGCAAATTTCTTTAAAATGCCTCTAACCTCTTCTAATCGCATATTGAAATGTCATTAGAGATTATTATATCAAAAGTTAATGCCCAACCTGCCATTAGGTGTTCAAATCTATCTGTAAAAGGTTCACAATTAGCAACACCATTTAATTGATATTGACTAGTAAATAAATCTCCTCTTTTTAATTCTAACATTAATCTGTTCTGTACTGCAAGTTGAGTATTTAAAATGTCCTGTTCGTTGTTATTGCCAGTAAATACATCTACAACTTCTGATTTGCTTTGATCAACAATGTCCATTGATAAGATAGAAATATTAAAACTTATTGTATTATCAGGAAATGAAACGTTATTTACTACTATATGAGATAATGGAAACATAGTTTGTTTACTTAAATCTATATCAGTAATGTTACCAAAAGTAACTGTATTGACATTTACATCTTCTAGTAATTGATTTTTAATAGTTTCGGTTATTTGATAAAACGCTCTTGTTCCTTGTTGGCTCATTTGTATTCTTTAGCTATTCTTTTTAATTGATTGTGTCTTTTTTCTGAGTAAGAATTATCTGAGTTAAATACTCTAGAATAAATAACTGCTAAATCTTCTTTAGAAGTGTCTTTAGATTGTATTAAACTTAATTCATCTTCAGTTAATGGGTTAGGTAAATGATAAGGAAACATTTGTGCTAAGTGTTTTCTGTCTATTGTTTTTTTTATTGGTTTTACTTTTTTGTTTCTCATTTCTTATACATTTTTTTTATTTGATTAGCTTCTAAGTCATTCTTTTCTTTCATAAAAGCTAACATTGTCAAACATTTTAGAGCTCCGAGTTTTGTGATATTTTCAAATCTTTCAATATTTCCGTTAGAGAGTGCAAAGACTGATTGATACCAACCCCATTTACTTCCAAAGTTTGCATCTGCTCCGAAGTTAGATTCTTCCCCAATTCCTGTTTCGAATAATTCAGGGAAAGATTTAGTAATTCGGTTCTTAAATTCCAAAAAAAAACCATAGCACCTAAAGATATATTTAATGAACTATCTAGCATTTTGTCTGCATTATCAGTTCCTTTATAATCTTCTATTAAATATCTTTCTCCTTTTTTGTATTGTACTGGTCTATATAATACACTCATTGCTTTATGCATATTCTTCCAAGAGCCTAAATAAGTATCAAGGTCAATATATTCTCCTAGTGTTATATCATCTAGGTTAGGTATAAAGCCATACTCAATATCATCTAATTTAAAAACAGGTACTAAATCTGTATCTTGTTCTAATAAAGAATAAATATGATTAGTAATGTTTTTTAAATCATTGTATTTTATTTGTAGAGTAAGATCAAGATTAACCTTGCAAAATATCTCTACTGTCTTTTGCATTAAAAAAGTAGTATTTTCATTTCCTTCAATATTAATTTTATCAAACTCTAAGTATTGCCTTAAAGTAATGTCTTTGATACTATCAGGAATTTGTAAACGTAACTTCATAGTAATATAACGTATTTAAAAAAAAGTTTATAAAAAAAGAGCAGCCATATAGACTGCCCTAAAATTAATCAAAATAAAACAAACACTATCCTTTTTCAAAGGTGGATAAAACCTCTTCTTCTTTCTTGCATTCTTCTGAGCAAAATGCACCAACTGAAGTATCATCATCTAAAGGATCATTACAATTGTCACACCAAAAGTTTTCTCTATATTCATTAAAAATATGTTCTGCAATTTCACGCCAATTTACATCGCTTATAAATGATAGTGCATAATTTTCTGCAATATTGTTTTTTAATGGTGTTACTTGCATACTGATCATTTCTTCTACGTAATTTTTTATTTGATCACCTAGATTGTAGAGTAACAAGTCAGAACCTCTATTGTCCTCAATGAAATCTTCCCAATGTTTAGCAGGTAAATCGCTTATTTGTTCTAGATTAACTCTCCAAGTTGCATAATTAGTCCAACCGTTGTGTTTCTTATCTTGCATCTCTCCACGCTTTAGAGTTTCTAAATAAATCCATTTTTTTATTATGGTCTCCTAGCATCTTACCGCATAATTTAATAGCCTCAGTATAATACCTACTACCTTTCTTAATACTCTTTGAGTTACCCATACCATTAGTAAGGGTAAAAGTATTGTCAGCAATAAAATACTGTCTGCTATTATAACCAAAACTAATTGGCTTGGTGTCTGTCTTAATGCTGCCCATATACTTACCTGCAACATAATATTCAATCGAATAACCTAAATGTTCAAATACTTCTTTCATAATTTCTTTGTTTTGTTTCTTAAATATATTAATAAAATTTGATAAATAAAAATAATTCTATCCATAAATACATACTACTAAATGCAATTACATTAAATAATATTCCATAATATATATTCTTTTTAGTAAATACTTCTTTTAAAATTTTTGTTTCTTTCATAATATAATTATTGGTTAATAAAAAAAGGGGGTTGCCCCCCTGTGTTGTTAAATATTAATTAAGTTATTTAATTTTATTTCTAATCCTTTATCACTTCCTACTAACCAAGCGTTTTCACCATTAGAATAGTATTTAGTTGAATAATGAGTTAAACAAAAATCTTCTTCCGAATCTATAAAAGTTTTGAATTTTTCACCTTTATAAGTAAATTCAACTGAACCTTTGTTTTTTGTATCATTATATATTTTTTGATAATTTTTCATTTTGTTTGTTTTAATTAATAATACTTAAAGATAAGTAAAATATCTGAGTTATCAAAAAAACTTAATAACTATTTTTATCTTATTGCGTACTTGCCGAAGTTTGGCTTACTTAAAATACTATAAGTTCCATAGCGTAAAGCGTCAACTAAGTGGTTGTGATTATCTATTGGTTTGTTAATCATCTTACCATTTCTATCTTCTTGCCATTTATAGTTTCTAAACTCTTGTATAGTGTTGTTACTGTCTTTAGTTAAATGTATTTTATATCGCTTCAATAAATCTATACCTGCATTGATACTATCTCTACCTTTTATACTAGGTCTAATATTCCAACCCATTCTTCTAAGTTCATCTATTAAACGCACTTCAGCTGAGTCTGCCCATATTAATTCTCTCTCTATATTCTGATCAACTAAAAACTTATTTATATCAGTAGTGGTCATCATAGTACGATACAAATACTCTTTAGCATATAAGTTATAACCATCTAACCAAATGCCAATTAAAGTTGTTGGGTCATTTGTGTAACCAAAATCCATACCATAAGATAAAAACTTAGCCGTTAAAGGCACTTCGTTTACTTCTATGTATCTAAATATTGTAGACTTAGTTATTCCTTTTATTCCTAATCCATATATCTGCCAATATTGTTCATCTGTATCTCTTAGTCTTTCAATTTCTTCTTTTATATTATCTCCTAAGAATGGATTATCTAAATAAGTAGTTTTAAAAAAAGCACAATCATCTCTAGGTATTACTTTATCATAAATCCAATGGTATTCATCTGAAGGATTATAATCTAATATAATTTTTTCCTGTGTTCTAAATAGTAATTGTTGCCAATCTTCCCAATATAATTCATTCGCTTCATTTATAAAAAGCAAGTCCCTCTTTCTACCTCTTACTTTTTGTGGTTGATCTAATGATATAAACTCTACTAGGTTACCATACAATCTATATTCGCTTGAAGATTTATTGTGAGCCTCTTCACTATACATTCCATTAGCTCTTAATATATCCATAAAATCTCTCATTACAGATGCTCTAAGAGAAGGAAATGTTTTTCTACAAATAGTTATTGTTTTGTTTCTATTATCAGGACAATAATAAAATATAAGCCATATAAGAATATTATAAGTCTTACCTGAACGAGTACCACCTTGTTCAACTATAATTTTTTTGTCTGTGTTTAATAAGTGTTCACAAACTACATTGGTATCAATCGTGGTTATTTTCTCCACTCTTAATTATATTGATTCTAATGTCATTAGGCAAACCTTCTGCTCCAGTTATTTCTTGTCGCTCTACATAGCCTCTTCTTTTACCTTTAGTCTTTAAATAAAAAATAGTAGCTGAAGTATTACCTCCTTGTATTTGTTGATGCAACTGACTTTCAGCAAAGTCTAAAGCAACATCTTGAATAGAATCTACTTCAGCTTTAAACAAAGGGTCTTTTAACCATTCATAAAAAGTACTCCTAGCTATTCCAACTGTTTTTACTGCTGTTGTAACTACTCCTAGTGATTTTTCTAAAGCCTCTAGTGTTTTTTCTTTTATAGTGTCCGATTTGTCCATTTTATTTCTTAATTGAATTAAAAAATTCTAATCTTGCCTCATCACTTTTTTTGAAAGCACCTATTAACTTAGTTGTTGTTGTCCAAGTGTCGTGTTTCTTAACACCTCTCATCTCCATACACATATGTTTAGCAGACAAAGATACTGCAATACCTTTCGCATTTAATTTCTCTTGTAAAAACTCTGCTACCTGTGTTGTTATCCTCTCTTGGTTTTGTAACCTATGAGCAAATAAGTCTAATGTTCTGGCTAATTTACTTAGTCCTACTATCTTTTTATTTGGTATGTATGCTATATGCCCATAACCAAAGAAAGGTGCTATGTGATGTTCGCATAATGAGTAAAAAGGTATATTAGTCTGTACTATCATTTCATCATATCCTTCACTACTAAATGTGGTAAAGTTCCAATTAGGTTTAGTAAGAAATTCTTTAAAAAACTTAACATATCTTTTAGGTGTTTCTTTTAGTCCTTCTCTTGTAACATCTT